ACGACGAAATAGAAATAATGTATAATGCAATCGAATACTATAACGACATGGCAACTATCGGCTTGGCATTTGCCGACGAAAATGCTAAATAGAGAAAACCACATAATAGTAACGGAGGTACACACATGGAATTTTTTACTTGGATCGGACTTGGAACATTTGCCGGAGCATCTGCCGCAACGCTTCTTATCGTTCAATACTTTAAGGGTGTAATTCCCAAGGCGATTGACACGCGTCTATTTGCGTGGATTGTGGCGCTTATTATTTTATTGTGCGTTGTTGCTTTTACAGACAGAAACAACCTTTCTGCCTATGGGATCGCGGTTCTCAACTCGGTGTTAGTTGCAACATCTGCAATGGGCGGATACGAAGTAACGTTCCAAAGACTGGAAAAAATGAATTCAAATAAGTAGGGGAGAAAATTATGTTAAATGATTTTATTAGGCTTGTTTGTTCCGCAATAGGAGGTGAATATGTTTTTGGCGCACAGGGCGGCGACGAAGACCATGACGGCGTTCCGGAGTGGGATTGCTCCGGGCTTGGGGTATGGGCGCTTCAGAAATTAAACCTTCTTTCGTATGACACGACGGCGGCAGGGCTGTATTCTCTTTGCGATAAGATTGAACGGTCAGATATTTTGGTTGGCGATTGGGTTTTCCGCGCCAATTTAGCCGGAGAAATTAAGCATATTGGGTATGTAGTCATGCCTGACATCGTTGTTCACGCGAAGGGGTCTGCTTACGGCGTTATCATTGAACCGCTAGACCGAAGCGAGTGGAATAAGTTTGGGCGCCCCTCCTTTTTCAAAAAAGAAATAGACGACGGCGGGGTTTTAACTAATCCGTTCCCGGAGCCCCGGGTAGACCATATATCGAACGTTGTTTTTCGCGGCTCCGACGCTCGGTGGTTTGTATGGGAGTTGTGCAAAAGGGGGCACGACCTCCTTTTGTTCTCTGATTATTTCGGCGCGAACTCGTGGGCGGCGTTGCGCGCAGAACAAGAGAAGCACGGGTTGGAAACGCGCGATGCAGACTCGGCAACAAGGATAATTTTTACAGGCGCGCCTTCCTGTGACATGGAAAACGCGCGATTAAAAGCGGAGATAAAAGCGTTAAAACTCAACATTGCAAACGCAATATCCGCACTTACTCTCGAAAAAAAGCCTTTATCCGGCTAAAGTATAAGTCCGTTTTCGATCAAAAAATCTTCCGCGGCAAAGGCGATTTTTTCAAATATCATGTCACTCGTGAAAACGGCACACACCTTGCTGTCATTATAAGGACATCCCGAACAGGATGTCCTTTCTTTGCAAAATTGTTTCAGGTCGCGCCATTGCACGGCTAACCGCAATGACAACAACAACTTTTCGGTAATAACTGGATATTGTTCATCTGTCATTTCTCTACCTCCACATACTTGGTGCCGTTCCACTTGTAATGATCTGCGTCCGTGAACTGTTCGCACTTAGAACAGTTTTTAGTGATTTTCTGGCAACATCCAAATCCATGCTTGCATAGCCGCCGGATACAACCCTCTATATACTCTTTGATTTTATCGAATATGCTTTGTTTCATTTCTCTACCTCCTCACTGGTTGTTTCCGTTTTGGAAATAGCCACTTCCTCGCTCTTGACCGACTGTCGAGCGATCTCGGCATTGATTAAATCCTGCATATCGGCTAAATATCCAATGCCGGTAACCTTAATGTTTGATACTGATACTTCATGTTTCAATTCTTTCAATCTCTCAATATCCATCACTCAATCCTCCTCAATCTTTCTCATAAACCCGCTAATCGGTACATTGCGCTGATTAAGCGGCAAAGTTCGGCTTGTTTCATTTTTCTGCCTCCAACATTTCTGGGTTCTCATGGATATTGCCGATGACTTCAAGATAAAACTGCGTTTCGGCATAGGCAAAGCACCCTTGCTTAAAATAGGTGTCTCCCATCGTCACCGTGCGATACTGGATATCTGGATTAAATTCAACAACGGCAATTCTTATAGGCTTTTCTCTAGAATTGGCTAGATGTCCCCACTTAACAATATCTCCCTCGAAAATCTTCGTGTCGTTCTTGTCGAGCAGTCCTGTGTATTGACCGACTGTTTCAGGGATAACTTCCGTCAAGACGTCTTTCAATTTTGTGCTATCGTCAAAATGGCTCAAATCACAAATAAACATTCTTTTGGTTTTTAACTCTCGAACCAAATCACCGAATGCCCAATCAAACAAATACGTTCCCGTTGGTTGACCCTTTGTTTTTCCTCTAAATTCATACTCTCTCATTTTCTTTCCCCTTTCACAATTAGTTTTCTTGTTGTTCTTTTCCCACGTTTCTTTCTTGGTGTAAACAGGTCAAACTCCTTTCCAACCCCCCATATCGTAACGATTATATGTGGTGGTTTGCGTCCCCTGCAATCCCTGAATATCTTTGAACCGTCCATTGATATTACCTGATCGCTCGTCTTTGAACGGATAATCTTTAGCCGATGCAATACGTCTAATACCCATGCTTGGCTTAACGGCAAGGTATATTTCTTTCTCGAATTTATGTGGAACTCACAACTGACAATTACCTTTCCTTCAATCGGAAGATTTGTGACCCGATTCAGAAACAATTCTTCGCCCTGTTCCCTCGCACAAATAATAGATTCGGTATATTCAGGGCTTTCCCCCAAAACAAGTATCCCGTCTCTGTCCGGCGCTACAATCGGTGCCCTCTTTTCCTCGACGGGGTTCCCTTCGATGCGGAGCGTTCCCAAAAGGATTACCTCTCCGTGTTTTGCCGTTGTCTGCGCAGAAAACGACCGGTTGATTTGAGTAGCAATTAAATGCGCCCACGCAAACGGTATCGGATAGGTAAGCGGCTTTCCGTCGTTGCGCTCTACGAAAAATCGCTTGTCTAAGTAATACGGATTCACTTTGTTTCTGGAGTATTTCATCCTGAACTTTACTGGGATCAATCGCTTCGGCAACTTCATTGCTTTGCCTTTCCTTCTGTAGTTAGTCGCTCATTCCAGTCCTCTATTAACACGCAAATATCGCCTTCGTATATTCCACGGACAAGTTTGCAGGAATACCCAAATAATATGCCGCAGTTTCTGCACTCTAAATAATGTGTAGAATTATAACTGTCTCGGATCACTAGCCCGTCTGTTTTTTGACACAGAGGACACGGCAGTAACTCGTTCACTTGTCCACCTCTTCTTCTAAATATTCGCGCACTCCAACAAGGCACTCACCACTACATCGCTCCATGCTCTTTCTTGGACAATACGCACAGGGGTCGCTCCTAAACATCAAATAAAACACCTTTACCATTTCGTCCATCGTCATGTTCTTAATCTGTTCGTATCGGTTCATTCTTGTACCTCCAACAATTTAATAATATCTTCGACTTGTAGTCGGCCTATTGCAACCTCCACTTTGTTTCGTTCTGTAATCTTTCCATCAATAATCATTTTTTCAATTAGCATGGCACTTCCTTTTCGCAATACTTAGTCATTGCTCTTCTCCTTCCACCGTTCAATCAGTTCTGCCGGATCGTCCTCAAACGATTTTAGTTGCTCTTCGCTGTACTCCACTCCGGCAAAGTTCTGTTTCGGCGATGCCGATTGCTCCTTGTGGTTCCGTTCCCATGTCCGAACACTCGCCTTCCAATCCTTCATCTTGTTTTTTCCAATCATCCAGTTTTTTGACGTGTAGAAGTCAACGAAGTTTTCTGCGCTTATGCTGTTCCGTCGCTCTTTGCAATAGTCGGATACTTCCTCAACGGTCGGCGGACTAAATAGCGTTCTCTTGCTCTTAGTTTTATCTATATTTTCATCTTCATTTTCATTTTCCATATGGGACTCCATATGGGACTCCATATGGGAGTCCATATGGGAGTCCATATGGGGATTATCAGGCTCTTTTTTCTCACAAGCAAGGTTTTTCCTTCGGCTCTGAACATAGTTCGTTCTTCGTTCTGATTCGTTGTCGAGCCGTTTGTTGTAGTACAAACCCTTCTCGTCCTGCTCAAACTTCGAAAATACTTCCTCGTCTATGCCGCCGCACATCATTTCCATTGCGCGTTGCGGTAAATGTCCTTGCTGATGTTGAGCGCACAAGAGGCGTATGTACGCGCCGACCTGTTCATTCGACAGGAACATCGTACCCGTCAAGAAGTCGGACGGATAGAAAAGGAATGCAGGGTCTTTACTCATGATTGCCGCCATCCTTTCTTGCCGATTTCACTATTCTACCTCCATCAATTGAATTTGTTCAAGTTCTTTGTTACATGCTTCTTCAAGCCTCGGTTGTGCCATAAAATCATCTAATCGTTGTTTGCTTGCTTTGTAATAGTCAGGGTCAAGTTCAAATCCTACTGCATCAAAGCCCATGTCATAACAAGCGATCAGAGAAGATGCTGAACCAACGTGCGTGTCGAGTATCTTGTCGCCTTGCTTTGCGTAGTTGGTTAAAAGCCATTTGTACAATGCGACCGGTTTTTGGGTTGGATGGATTTTACCGTGATATTTGTTGCAATACGTAAACTCTTTTACAACCTTATCGAATGAAGTCCATGCAAGTTCTCCGTCAGAAAAGTCCCCGCCCATTAACTTTTGCCAA